TTTATTGGGAGTTGGCTTGAAGATAGACATAAAGATAAAATGTTTCGTGCGTATTCCAAAGCTGTTTTTGACTGGGTAGATGAGATGGAAAAGAAAAATAGCGGAGATGGGGATAAGCATGGAAGAATATAAAGAACACTGGCATTGCGATATATGTGGAGAGTGTTATTATAGCGAATCCGAAACACAGGCTTGTTTTGAAAGCCATGAAGAAATAAATTATCTGCGGCATATTGTTGGCAGTATGTATGGTTGGGTGAGTTATGAGGGGCATGGAGTGTCGAAGCGTGAGCATAAGAAACGGTTAAAACACTTTGCAAAAGCTACCAATTGTCCTAACTATTATATGCGGATAATGAAATATGTTTGCGATAAATACAGCATATCGCTTGACGGCGAATAATTAAGTTTTTCAAGGAGAGAATTATGAAAATATACAAACAAGAGTTGAAAACAACAGATAAGCAAACGCTAAGGCTTGAAAGCTGTAAAATTCTTAAATTCGCAGAACAAGACGGCAAATTGATGATGTGGTATGTGCATGATGACAGTATGGATTTAAGCATGTTTATAATACGAATTGTTGGCACGGGACATGAACATTCCGATTTAATAAGTGGATATTTTGATACGGTGCTAATGTCAAACGGTTTAGTATGGCACATTTATGTAAATTAACTCCCAATCCTAAATATTTTGCAAGGAGAGAATTATGATAATAGTAGGTTATCAGGGAATAGGGAAGTCAAGCATAGTAAAGTCACATAGAGGATTTATTGACTTGGAAAGCAGTAATTTTTTTGTAGATGGGAAAAGAGCGGACAACTGGTATGTCGTTTATTGTAATATAGCTAATCACCTTTCCGAGCAGGGTTATAGTGTATTCATGTCATCACACGAGGTAGTGAGAAGTCAATTAAAGCATAGCAAACAACGTAAACTTATAATTTGTCCATCTTTAGCGTTAAAGGACGAATGGATTGACAGGCTACAAAAAAGATACGATTTGACACAAATTGAAAAAGATTACAAGGCATTAATGAACGCAGTTGATAGATATTCAGAAAATATACAAGAATTGTTGAGTGAGGACGGATTCGAGAAAATTGTAATAGACGATATAGATTATAAACTTGAGGATTTATTAAACTCCTACCCCGAATATTTTGTGAGGTGAAATCATGAACCAACCGATAATGGAATTTGAAAGCACAGAACAAGCGCAAGAGTGCCTGAAGGAGTGGCAGGGTCGTTTGTTCTTAAATGATTGGATTATTAAAGTCATGTTTGAGGATTTAAACGATACTGACAGATTTGGCGAGGTAGAAATTGCATCGGCGATTAAATGTGCCGTTATAAGAATATCGCCAAAATCAGAATATAACAGTAGTACATTGGTAAAATATTGTGCGGAAAAAACAATAGTTCATGAATTGTGTCATATTGTATTAGATTATGTTGATTTTCAAGGTAATAAACCGATAGAGGCGGTTGTCTTTGAGGAAATACAACATCAGAAAGTAGAACAAATGGCAAAATCCTTAATCATGGCAAAATATGACTTGCCGTTTGACTGGTTCAAGAATTTTTAATAAAAAAAAGAAATAAATGCAATTTAGATGATATTTAAGGAAAAACAATTATGTACAATTACACATATCAAGATTTTCAAGCGGCAGATGATAAGCTTAAATTTATCCTTGAAGCGGTAAAGGCATACAGATTGTCAGATATGTACAACTCTGCTATCGAAGGCGAAGCATATTTTCAAGGTAATAATACTACTATATTGTCAAGTACAAAAAACGTGATTAAATTAAAAAACGGAAAAACATTAAAAGTAAGTGAACCGGTTACATCAAATATATTCCGACAACTTATCACGCAGCAAAACGCGACGCTGTTATCTAACGGAGCACAAATCACGAGTAGCAGTGACGTTGATTTAAAACCAAAGTTCGGTAGAGTTTTTGACCGCGTATTAGCACAATTAGGCGAAAATGCTCTAAGGCACGCTGTAAGCTACGGTTTTTGGAATTATGATAGATTGACAATGTTTACCGCCTTAGAGTTTTTCACGCTTGACGATGAATTTTATGATACTCCAATGATTGGGATTAGATTTATAGATAAAACCAATGGCAAAAAAGAAATGCGTATGTTGATTGAACTATATGAAAACGACGGTGTTACTAAATATACTATCAACGGTGACGCTATAACATTGTTTGAAGCTAAAACGCCATACGGCGTATCTATACGCCCCGTAACAAACGATATTGAAAGCATAGTGGAATATCCGCGATTGCCTATTGTGCCGTTTTGGGGCAATTCGGAGCATACAAGCGAACTTACAAAGCCAATTAAAAGCAAGATTGATTTTTTGGACAAGGTTTGGACTAATTTTGGGGACAGCGCAAGCAGAATCAATATTATTTATTGGATATTAAAAAATTATTCAGTGACTAAAGACGAAGCAATGGAAATGATTGCCGATATTCAAGCTATGGGCATACTTCGGGCAGACGATGATAAATTTACAGCAGAAGCAAAAGCTTTTGAAATACCGTCGGAATCAGTTGAGAAAGCCATACAGATTATAGAGAGAGCGATTTATAACGACTTCGGCGGAGTTTATATGCGGGATATTACTGGCGGCAGCTTGACAAATGTTGCGATAAATACGATGTATGACGCGCACTTGAAAAAAGTGGCACGTTATGAGTGGCAGCCTATGGATTTTATACAAGGAATAATGCACGTTATAGGCATTGAATCAACTGAAAACATACAGTTTAAGCGCGAAGTACCGCGTAACGCAAGAGAAGAGGCAAGTATCGTTTTAGACCATTATAGCGCAGGATTATTTGATGACCAGACAGCACTTGAAAAATCTCCGATTGTTATAGTCGATGAAGTTGATACTATATTAAACCGTAAAGCGTCTGAACAGCTTGGAATGGACGATTACAGCGAAGAAGAGGAAGAACCAGAACAAGATAATCAGCCGTAAGGCTTTTTTTATGCAAGAAATAGACAGCACCTTAGCGCGGGCGGTCTATTTTCTTTGTTAAATATAATAATTAAACGAAAGGAAAGTATTATGCCTTATATTAAAGAGCTTTATGTAGAAGCAGAAAAAATTTTTAATTCCCTTTATGGTAGTATAACCTTTTTCAATGATTTTGCCGTAAATACAGGCAATGAAGTAGTAACAGAACTTTTAAACAGTGACGAACATGAAAAAAAATTAAAAGTGCGAGGTGTGGGTATTCGTATGACAGAAGAAATACGTAACGCCTTAGATTATATCGCACGAAAAGAGGGTGTGTCTATAAGCTATATCATTGAAAATTGTTTGTCAAAAACTATAAAAGAATACGAGAGGTGGGAACAGGAACAACAAGACTATAAATTAAATTGGTTAGCAGACTTCATGGCAAAATCAGAAGAAGAACAAAAACTATATCTTGAAGAACAAAAAAATAAATATGGGGTGATTTCGCTTTTATCAAAGAAATTTTTGCCATAATAACTAAATAAATTAAAGGTGTAAAACATGGCAATTAATTCATTTATGGGTGAAACAAATTCTCGGTTGCGTAATTTGGACGCAAGGCTTGAAGCGGTGTATAATGCCGCGTTAAATAAAGCGTTGAAAAACGAAAAAGCGGCTATAAATAGACTTGAAGCGTATAAAAGCACTATTGAAAGTCTACGAGCAGACGGTGTTCCCGAATATGAGATAAAACGCAATATAAGCAACTATATGAAGCGGATAGAGCGTGAAACGCATATTGTTAATAATATTTCTGCCGAAATCGCGAATACTGCCGAAACAGCGCGTAAAATCATTGAGAAGGAACGGCTTAATCTTTATCGGATAAACTACAACGGCGCATTAAACAGTATTAATAAACAACTTGGAAATATAGATTTGCCGTCGATAGACTGGACAATATATGACCGTAATCAACTCCGCGCTATTCTTTCAGGTGAGTATCAGCCATTTGAAAAAGTCGGAGCGAGGGAAATATTCGTAAGAAGTCAAAGAGATATAGCTAAGGGATATGTACGTGAACGCGCATTTGGTAGGCTTGGTGATAATAAAGTTATAGTTCGTCGTCTGCAAAATACGCTCGCAGAGGCAATCGTACTCGGAGAGAGTATACCGCAGATAGCTACAAGGATAAAAAAAGTCGGGGATATGAGCCGCAGACAAGCAGTAACGATTGCGCGGACTGAAACGCTCCGAGTTGCTAATCAAGGGCGTATGCTTGGATATGTTCAGGCGTATAATGACTTTGCAATAGAGCAAGATAAGCAATGGCTCGCAACTGTTGACTCGCGTACACGCGACGACCACGCCGAAATGCACTTGGTAAAAGTTGCTCTCGATGAGCCTTTTATTATGCCGAACGGTGATGAAATGATGCAACCGCTTGACGGCAGTTTGGGAGCGGGAGCGGAGAATATTGTTAATTGCCGTTGTGTAGTTGTATCGGTTTTACGCGGATTGACAGGCAGTAAAGCATATAGAGAACTTGAAGAAAGGATAAAAAATAGATGAGTGTTAAATTTACCGATAATTCACAGCAAGTAAAAGCGCAGTTTGAAAACAACTTGAATAAAGCACTTGAAATGATGGGGGTGAAAAATCAAGAACTTTCAACTAAGGAAATTACTGATATGAGGGCGGTTGATACTGGAAGATTAAGAGCGAGTATGACATATCAAGTTGATGCGCCGAATAAACAAGTTATAGTTGGTACAAACGTTTCTTATGCTCCATACGTTCACGAAGGGACACACAGAATGGCAAGCAGACCTTTTTTAAAAAACTCAATTCTTAATTATAGAGAAGATTATAAAGAAATAATACAAAAAACACTCGGCGAGGGATTTGACTTAAAAACAAAAATATGAATAAACAAAGGGCTTGAAAAGGCTCTTTTTTTATATTGTCTGTCTGACAAACGACAATCACAGCAATGAAAAGGCGCAAAATCATAGTGATAAGGGGTAAATATGGAATTTATACCATATATAATTACTGCCGCAATTTCATTTTGGTGCGGAGTAGGAACTGTATTTCTTGCGCAAAAGATTACAAGAAAACGAAAAAAATAATTAGCCGTCCTTAAGGGCGGCTTTTTAATTGCCTTTTGCTATTAGGCGTAAAATAAATAGACAATAGCGGAAGCAACCCGCGTAAAAAAGCGTAGTGAAAAGGAGAAAATATAATGGAAAAATTAAATCGTGAATTTTTAAAAAATTTAGGCATAACCGAAAAAGAACAGCTTGACGCTATCATGAGCTTACACGGCGATGTTATCGAAGATACAAAGACTAAGGCTCAGACAAAATTAGACAATTTGCAAACTAAGTATGATAAAGATACTGAAACATTAAAGTCAAAAGCTGAAACTTTGCAAGAGAAAATCGACAATATGCCTAAGCCTGACCCCGACGACGGCGAATGGAAGAAAAAATACGAAGATTTGTCAAATAAAATGGTAGATTTTGTTGATAAATCCGAATATGACAAAATAAAAGGTGAGTTTGACACGTATAAAGCAAACACGGACGCTGAAAAATTGAATAATGCTAAACAAACGGCGTTACGCAAACATTTATCAGATGATAAAGCTAATCCGAAATTAACGGGATTGCTTGAAAAAGAGTTCGATTTAACAAAAATTGAACTCGACGGCGAGAAAATCAAGGATTGGGAGAATATTTCCAAGCCTATTAAAGAACAATACCCCGATATCTTCATAATAGAAAACAAAAAAATATTTGAACCGGCGAGCAATACGCCGAATAATAACAGCGGTGCAAATCCGTTTGCCAAAGAATCGCGCAATTTACAGGCACAAACGGAATTGTTCCGCAAAGACCCTACTCTTGCAAGACAAATGGCAGCAAGTGCGGGAGTGAAATTAACAGAATAAGTTAGGAGTAAAAATTTATGGCTACAAAAATAGCAGATATTATTGAACCCGCGGTATTCGCGGCTTATGTTCGCGAAGCGATAATTGAGAAATCAGCACTAATCGCCAGTGGAATAATCACTCAAACAAGACAACTTAATGAGCTTGTTACCGGCGGCGGACGGACAATTAATATGCCGTTTTGGCGGCGTATAGGTGGAAGAAGTACCGTTTTGAGCGATACTACGCCGCTTGACCCTAAAAGCATAGGAACAGCAAAGGACGTCGCTACCATGCACTTTCGCGGTGAAGCGTGGGGGGCTAATGAACTTGCCTCGGCTATCGCCGGTGACAGTGCTATAGACGCTATTGCGTCCATGGTCGCCGAATGGTGGGCGAGAGAGGAACAGCAAATACTTATATCAACCCTTGTCGGGGTATTTTCCAGTGCGACAATGCAAAGCCATGTCGCAGACAATGCGGGTGAGCCGTTGACTGCTAATATGACGCTTGACGCAAAGCAATTATTAGGCGATGCTCACTCACAGCTTGCGGCGATATTTATGCACAGCAAGACATTTACACATTTACAGAAACAAAATTTGATTGAAAATATCCCAAACGCCCGCGGAGAAATTGATTTTTCGACGTATCTTGGCTATCGCATTGTTTATGATGATACTATGCCCGTCAGCGGCGATACGTACAGCACTTGGTTGATGGCTGACGGCATAATAGGACGCGGTGACGGAGTCCCTGTTGATTTTACGCCTGTTGAAACTGACCGCGACAGTTTGTTGGGAGAGGACATCCTTGTACACCGCAGAGCGTTTGTATTGCATCCGAGCGGCGTATCATGGATTGGCACGGCAGCCGGAACTACACCCAGCGACGCAGAGTTGAGAACCGGAACAAATTGGGAACGGGTTTATGACCCAAAACACGTAGGTATGGTTGAAATACGGCACGGATTATAGGAGATGTTATTATGGGCTTAGCTTCATTTAGAAGAAGGCGAACTAAAAAAGTCGAAGATGCAGCAGTTACGCCTTCAATTAATGATTTACCGATTAAAGTAAGAAAAACAGCAAAAGAAAGAGAGGCTGTTAAAAATGAATTCTCGCCAGTTGATATGGTTAATATGGCAACGACGAAGAAGACGCATAATTGAACCGCCCATACCACCTGAACCGCCTTCTCCGAATAAATTAAATCTTTCAAGATTCTCGCTCACGCGGTTTAGCCTTGGAAGTAAGAGATGATTTATATATCTTGCAACAAATTATTAAAAACGAGGTAACGAAAATGGACGAAAGTACCAAAAAAACAATGCAAAATATCATAGCAATCTTAGATGACTTAGATGAAAAAAATTGCGAAGAAGAAACGCCATGCTGTCTTAAAAAGGCATATGAAGTTGAATATTTAATCGAGGTAGCCCGAAGGTCTGGTTGTGCGGCTGACAAAGATTTATTCTGGGAGATATTCAATAGAATTTACGGCGTGCCTGTAACAATGGAGAAAAAGATAGAAACAATTGATAAGTTTATTGACAAGATTGACGGCATTTTCGGAAAGCTTGTCGAAGCAAAGGCAAAGGAAAGCGGCAGAGATAAACCCAATTTGGATGCTTTATCATGCGCTGTGGCGGCTCTCAACGGCGAATAAGATACTACGTGATATAATATGTGAATATGTATATATTTTGGTGATTAGAAATGCGAAATGAATTGAATGACATAATATTACAGGTCATGAGGCAATGCAGGAATTTTTTTATACACAGTCAAGAAACCGGAGATTTTGCGGTCGTGAACGGTCGTATAACTCTTTCGGAAACTTATAAATCCGGACAATATATTTTACTGCAAGATGATATAAATATTGTCACGGGCATTTATAAAATATCCGGCATAAACGATATATTCCCCAATGATTATCTGCTCGATGATGAAGAATTGAACGTAGAATTTGAGGGAAATATATACGGATTGGCGATACCGCCGGATTTCTTGATTTTATGTAAAGAAATATTGTCGGTTTACAAAAATCCAGCAATGAGAATAAGCCCATATGTAAGTGAAACGGTTGTAAATTTGCACTCACATAGCAAAGCCGTTAATAAAGACACAGGTGCGCCTTTGACATGGCTTGAACTTTATCAGGCACGATTTAAACCTTTTATTCGTATGTTTCCGGAGGTAAGCATTTAATGCTTGAATTTTATTACGAAAAATTTTTCATTCAAAGTCAGATAAGTTACACTGACCTCTTCGGCGATGTTCACTGGCGTTGGGCTGACGGAGCAGATATACAAGGTGTATTCATACAAAACTCATCTAATGAAATGATGGTTGCCGAAGCGCAGGGATTTACTTCTATAGGTACTTTTGCTACAAAAATAAACGTACCTATAGAAGAAAACGATATTTTACGGCGTGATAGTGACAACACATATTATCGCATTAAAGGGGTTCCTGTAAAATCACCTGAACAAGCGGAATCGCAGTTTTTGAGAGCTAATGCGGAAAGGACGGAAAAACCTCAATGAGAAACGTAAATGACGCATTACACGGATTTTGGTCGTCTTTCCTTAATAGGGGAAGATTTCCTTTTGAACCCTTAAAAGCATTTAGAAGTGGACACGCAGTTGAATTCGGACCGGGTATGCCAGCAGGAGGACGTGCACCAGATTTGCCGTATATAACATATACCGTATCTGAAACAGATATACTTGAAAATACAATATTGACAGGTATTGTATGGACGCATGCGCAAACCGATGGTTTAATGCTCGATGTATTGGCGCAGGCAAGAGAAAAAATACCCCATTCAGGGGTTGTGCTTGATATAGACGGCGGGGGTAAACTGTGGATATGGCGGTCAAATCCGTTCACCGATACACTACCGCCTGAAGATAATGACTTATTGAATAGAGCGGGAATTATGCGAATAATAGTAAGAAATTATAATTTATAACTGCCGCAATGGCAGTATTTTTGTGCAACCAGAAAGGAGTGACGAAATGGCAAAACAATATATAAGCAAGTATGGCAAAGTATGGCAAAGAATAAAGACAGACGATATTTTGGGAAATGCTTTGGTTTTGGAAGAAGATGAAAGTTTACTGGAGTTTAGACAAATATCAGACCCAAATAAAGAAAAAACCAAAGAAAAAGAAATCAATGAAAAAACGCGAAAAAATCGCAATACAGAATTAAGCTTTGAAAATATAGAAAACTGATTTAAAAAGGAGGAATTGATTTATGGCTATCGTAAGAGCTAATCCTAATCTTGGATTTTTAGTTCAGGACGCGGGAGTATTACTTGAAAATTTTTACGAATTAATGATGGAAGCAGAAGATTATGATGAATTTATTGATATATATCTTGAAGCTATGGATACACCATCATATCTTGGTATAACAAGAGGTGGTACGTCAATAAATTTTGAACAAGAAATAAGAATTATTGAATATGATTATAGACGTGTAAGGTCAGTTGGTGATTTTGTGGTTGACAGTGCTACGCCGCAAATAAATGCAACACTTTTAATTCAGAATACTACTAATTTACAACGTATTTTCCCCATGAGTGACGTTGTGAAAGACACAGATAAAGGAACATATAGCCTAAGACCTCGTATGGGTGCCCCCCGACCTACAGATTATATGGACAATTTGTGTTTGGTAAAAGAAATGGTAAATGGTGATATTCAGGTTACGACATTGTTCAGAGCTATTAATACTGAAAGTGTAACAATGTCTGGAGAAGATAAAAGTGAGAGCGAAGTTGCTTGTATATTCACAGGAAATGCGAGAGATTGGGCAGATACGGAATTTGCGCCTGTAGAAATAATGACATGGGTAAAAGAACCAATCGTGCCGTAAATAAAAATTAAGAGGGATTTTTTATGAGAAAAATAGCAGAATTAAACGGCGATGAATTTTTCGATGTCGTTTATATCTTATCGCCGATTTTGTCCGTGATAGCGAATATGGATATTCTTCAAATCAGGCTCGTTGAAGCTTCCGTTGCCCACGGCTTGCAGACAGAGATGAAATCATTGAAAGAACAGTTAGAGCAAGCCGAAGATGAACAAGAAAAACAAAGAATAATGAAAAGGCTTGGTGCTTTAAGTGTAAAAGTGGTCGAAATGGAAAAGGAACTTAATGATTCGCGTGGCGAAACGACTAAAACATTTATAGACGGTATGTCGAATTTAGTATCTCTTTTATCTTCTAAAGAAAACAGAAACGTTATTTTTGGAATATTGAGCATATTGGAGAAAAAGCAAATAGAGGAAATAAAGCAATACCCTCCCCCTAAGCTTATATCCCGGATAAAGCAAGTAATAGCCGATACAGATTTCAAAAGTTTTTTAACTTATGCGGAGCCGTCGGAACAGACAGAATAATATTGATTATGGCGGAACTTCCGCGCACTATGAAATTAACTCCTTTTGTGATTTATACGGTTGCGAAAGTTAAACAGGACGAGATTAACAAACAAAAAGACAATTATATAAATGATTGCTTGTGGGCTTTGGCTACAGAAAGACGGTTTACTAACAAAGATAAGGAAAGTACGCCGTCAATGCCGAGGTGGGCTGATTTGATTAATCCCAAACCTAAAAAAGAGGATATAAAGACTAAAATAACTAAAGAAGATATAAAAGATTATTACAGGAAAAATCAACGAAAAAAGAAAAATAAAGCCAAATCTGATTGACTTTCTATACAAAAACTGATATAATATGACAGCGGACAGTAGGGCGGTCGGCTCATCTCCGAAAGGAGGTGACGCTGTGAACAAAAATTTACTGAAATTTTTAGGATATATTGTAATATCATTATTACTAATGTATTTCTTTAATATAAAAGTAAATTAGTCGCCCCAGCTTAAAAGTGCGACTAATTTTGTTTAAATACTTTAACATAAATTTGAGTTGACCGCAAACCGCCGTTTTAGCCGGTGGCGGTTACTGTCTGCATACACATTATACACTATAAATGAATAAAAGTCAATAAGAACACAATATTTTTGTGTTCTTTTCTTATGCTGTTTTTCGAGAAAGGGTGAGATGAAATTAAACTATTTGAGTTATGGGCTGAAATAGGCTTAAAAGACGCAGGATTCGGCGACGGAATTGATAAGTCAAAGGATAAAATAAAAGGGCTCGATGTTACCGTCCGCGATGTCGAAAAGACAATAACAAAATGGGCGGCAGTAGCAGCCGCGGCAATGGCGGCAGTGGCAGTGGCAGCTGTAAAAGTCGGTTCTGAATTTGAACAGGCGATGGCTAACATAGCCGCAGTAACAGGCGGTACTACTGCAGAAATAGACATTATGGCAGAAGCGTCTCGCGAAATGGCAAAAGATTTTGGATTATCAGCAACGCAAATAGCAAAATCTTTTCAGTTTATAGCCGAGGCAGGCGGAGACGCTGACGAAATGATTAATGATATGCGCGGAGCTTTATTATTGGCAACCGCGTCAGGCGAAGATTTTAATATGGCGACAGCTTTTATGGCTTCTACATTAAAAACATTCGGTGACGACGCTACAGACAGCACGCATATCGCCAATGTACTTGCCGCAACTATCAGCGCTGCAAATACTACGGTAGGCGAACTTGATTATGCTTTTCAACAGGTTGGACCTACTGCGGGCATGATAGGCGCGAATATAGATGACTTATCAATCGCACTTGCACTCATGGCTGAAAACGGTATAACAGGCGGCAAAGCAGGAACGTCATTAAACCGTATGCTTCTTGATATGATTAGTCCTACGGATAAATCTGCGGCGGCGATGGAAGAATTAGGCTTGTCCGTGCTTGACGCTAATAACGAATTTAAGCCGTTGAGCCAAATAATGGACGAGGTGCGAGAAACATTCGGAGATATGGACGAAGCGCAGAAAGCGCAGTATACTACAACGATATTTAACACAGCGTCTTTAAGCGCATTAAATGCCGTTTTAAGCGCGACTGACGAGGACATGGAATGGCTGACCGAAACAATATACGGCTCGCAGGACGCTTTTGACGGTTTGGGGCAATCCGCAGGAATGGCGGCTGTTCAGCAGGATACTTTGCAAGGAAGTCTGAATAAATTAAGAGCAAATTTAGCGGATATAGGAATATCGTTCTATCAGGAATTTCAAGAACCTATAAAATCAGCTGTGAATGGTGCGATAGGCGCATTGCGATTTTTGAGTGATAATTTTGATACGGTAACGAAAATTGTCTCCGCAGTAACGGTTGCCGTCGGCGCGTTTGTAGTGGTTATGAATATCGCGCCATTGTTGAATATGGTAAGCAAAGCGTTTACAGCATTTAATGCAGTTATAGCAGCTAATCCATTAGCTGTTGTTACCGCCTTAGTTTTAGGGCTTGCAACAGCGTTCGGCGGTCTTGACGTTATTTTAAAACCTGTAAATAGCGCAATAAATCTTGTTAAAGACAATCTTCATATATTTATCCCCATATTATCGGCAGTAACGGCAGGATTTATCGCATTTAAAGCGGCGGCGGCAATACAAGCTATTTTGACGGGGATAAATACCGCAATGATAGCTATGACGGCTTCTACAGGGGCGGCTTCCTTGGCTATGGGAGCATTAACGGTAGCAAAGGGATTGGCGACGGCGGCAATGCTTGCTTTAAATGCGGCATGGCTTGCAAATCCTATAGGGTTAATAGTCGCCGGAGTAGCTGCGCTTACAGCAGGTATAGTTGCGTTCGTGGCATGGACATCTAAAGCTACGGAAGAACAAAAAGAATTAAAAAAATCAACGGAAGAACTACATGAATCTAATAATAAATTAAATGAATCCATAGAAGCAAGTCAGGAAGCATATAGAAACAAAATACAGTCTATAGAAGATGAAATAGCAGTATCATCTAAATTATACGGCGAAATAGAAAAGTTATCTCAAAAAGAAAATAAGACAGTCGAAGATAAACATAGATTAGCTTTAGAAGTTGACAGATTGAATGACGCTATGGGCGAAACTGTTTTACGCTATGATATGGAGAATGACAAGCTTATAGAGGTTCAGGGTAATATAAAAGATTTAATTGCGGCGCGGCAAGAAGAAGCTAAAACTGCGGCAATGCAGGAGCGTTTAAAAGAACTGGCAAAAGAACAAATTGATATTGAACGCCAAAGAAAAGCGGCTATGGAGCTTAGGTTTAAAACAGAAGAACAAATAGCTGACGGCACATTGAAAAATAATAAAAAAACCAAAGAATCTTATGCGGAAGTAGTAAAGTCGGGTCAAGAATTAAATGCTCAATGGCTCGAAAACGAAAAAGCTATGGAGGAGCTTTCAGCTTCAATAGTTGAAAATACTATAAGACAGTCGGAAGCCGCGAGAAATTCAGCAGATGAACAGATAGACGCTATGAATGATGTTGAACGCAATATGAGAGAAGTCAATTATCAGCATGAATTATTGATTGAAGCGCAAATGGCGGCAGAAAAAGAATACACCGATTTATTAACAGCCGAAGCAGTCGAACGAGGATTAACGCTCGACCAATACAAGGAATTGTTAAAAGAACAAGAACAATATATTGAAAGCTACACAAAGACAGCTACAGATATGTTTAAACAGTTAAGCGATGAAACGGAAGTAACTGTCGCTGACATGGTAAAGAACCTTGAACATAATCAACGAGTGCTCGAAGAATGGTCGGATAATATAGCTAAATTAGCAGAACGCGGTATTGACGACGGATTATTGGAACAGATGCGTAGAATGGGACCAGAGGGTGCAGGATATGTAAAAGCAATGACAACTGCTTCCGAAAGCGAATTTCAGCAATTAAGCGAATTATTCGGCAAAGGCGGCGAAAGCGCGGTAGAAGCGATGTCAAAAGTATTCGGATTGCCCGAAACTGTGAATTTAGGTTCTGACATGGTTGACGATATAGCCGATGGAGTAGAAAGGAATAAGAATTTAACCAATGCAAGCGAAAATTTAATCGTTGATGCCCGTAATATGATTGACGAACAAATAAGATTAAGCAACTTTTTGGAAACAGGGAAAAATATCGTAGACGGCATGGTTCGGGGTTTAGACAGTGCAAGCTCATCTCTGTATACTGCCATACAAAACATGATGAGAAGAGCGAAAGATGTTGCACAAAAAGAAATTGACGCACATTCGCCGTCAAGAGTATTCAGAGACCAAATAGGCAAAACAATTCCTCAAGGTATGGCAATAGGCATAGCAGAAAATTCTCACTTAGTAGGCGAAGCCGCGAGAAATATGTCTAAAATGACATATGACGAAGCCGTCCTATGGATAAAAGATTACAGAAACAGTGCAGATTATATGGCAGTTGAAGAAGCTGCCATGTGGGACGAAGTCGCAAAAAATCATGGCAGAATGACGAAAGAAAGAATCGCGGCTGAAACAGAAGCGCGAAAAATACGCGAAAAACTGTTGAAAGACGAAGAAAAAGCTAATTCTGATGCGGCAAAAGAACAGGAGCGGGCGTGGAAAGAATTTTACGACAGTTCTAAATTGATGATACAGGATTACCGCAACGACGTTGAATACAGCATTTCCGAAGAAATAAAGATGTGGGAAGCTTTGGGCGAGCATTATACCGAAGTTTCCAAAGAAAAAATCGAAATTGATAAAACTGTAGCTAAACTTCGCGAGGATTTACGCAAAGAAGAACTTGAAGCGGAAAAAGCCGCAAGAGAAGAATCGTTTAATTTTTCTAAAACATGGATAGAAGCCCAAAAAGAATTAAATCTGCTTACAACCCAAGAAGAAATTGAAGCGTGGCAGAGAGTAGCCGACAGATACGAAGAAGGCACTAAACAGCGCGAAGAAGCCGATAAAAACCTTTCCAAAGCACGCGAGGAAGTGCGTAAGGCTGAAATGGACGCAATTAAAGAGATGGAAGACCTTGAAGCGAAATATACCGACGCGGTAGAAAAAAGAGCGGCAGCAATATTTAATACATTCGGATTATTCAGTGAAGTAAACTTGCAGGAAACCAATGTCGAAAAGAACACAAAAAAAGTTCAGGAAAGCCAAACAGCATATAACAAGGCTATGGAAGAACTCCGCAAAGTTAATGAAGCTATGACAGAAGCAGGAATTACTTCTGAAAAATACAGAGAATTGCAAATTAAGCAAATAGACGCGCAAAAAAATGTTGAGGAAGCGCATAGAAATTTAACAACGGCGACAGAAACAGCGTCAAAATCACAGGCACAAATAATGGCTGAAAATCTTGAAGACCAAATTAGCAATTTAGAAAATTGGGAAAAAAATTTAACTGAACTTGCTAAAAAAGGCATTGACGAGGGCTTGCTCGAAGAATTACGCAAAATGGGACCGTCTGCCGTAAGCTATCTCGAAGCGTTGAATGAATCTACAGATGAAGAATTAACTAAATTAAGTGATAATTATCAAAAGAAACATGAATTAGCACGTAATTTGGCTGTGGCTGAATTAGAAACACTCAGAATAGAAACAGACGAAAAAATTACGGAGTTACTTGCTGACTTAACAGAAAAGATGTCGTCAGATGAAAATCCAATAGGCGACATAATGGTGCTTACTTGGATAGAGAGCATAAGGGATATGACCCCAGAATTAAAAGATACCATGCACACAATAATGTACGACGCTATAAAAAAAGCAGAGGATACAAACAAAATAAGAGCGGGAAAAAGCGACGTTTATGAAGAATTAGGCGAAACATTAGTCGAAAGCGAAATAGAAGGTATTGATAAGAAAAAATCTTTTTTAGTAACCGCGCTGGAAAAACTCCAAGAAGCCGGATTGCTCGCGTCAAGGGAAGCAGTTGATTCAGCTTCGCCGAGCAAAGAATATATAGCTATAGGCGAATCAATAACGGACGGTTTAATAGAGGGTATAGAATCGGGGCGTTCAGGCGTTCTTAATTCTATACAAAGCATTATGCAACAGGCAATACAAACAGCGCAGGCGGCGTTGCAGATAAGTTCTCCAAGCCGCGTGTTTATGCGTATAGGCGGCGACACAGGACAAGGATTTATCGAGGGTTTAAAAGAAATATCAAGCAAAGTCAGCACTGCCGTTGAAGATACGTTCAGCGGATTCGACGTCGATAGTATAAATGCCGATATAAGCGCGAGAACGAGCAGACCTGTATTAGCGGGAGCTATGGCAGGACAGGCGGGAAGTCAGCGTCCTGTTCAATTTACCTATCACCAAAATTTCTATGTGGCAAGTCATTTAGACGTTAAAAGAATAAGCAGAGAGATAAACGATAATACACAAAAAGACGCGAGAGCGAAAGGGGTTAAGCAATTTTGACGCAGATACAATCATTTAGTTTTAATTTCAGAGGGAGAAATAGTACAGACGAATTTGGTATACGTGCCAATTCTTATGACTTTATTCTGCCTGATAAACGAGAACGCAGACAGCTTGTACCTTTTAGGAATGGTACATATGATTACGGCGCACAATGGTATAATGACCGGATTTTGCGATTGCGTTGTATATGGTTGACATCAAAAATAGAAAAAATGACGCGGTCTGACATTCGCGAAATTGCTTATTGGTTGTCTAAAAAAGGTAATATAGTTCTTGATATAGAGCCTGATAAATATTATGTCGGAGAAATAAACAATGCTAACGAACTTATAGCACATTATAATTATGCAAAAGAAGATATTGAAACGGGAAATACAGACACTACTGACGGTGAATTCGAACTCAATTTTGTATGCGAACCGTTCGCATACGGCAAGCTGGTAACACAGCCAATAGAAGAAGGCATAAACAGAATACAGTATAAAGGCACGGCAGAAACGCCGTGTACTATTATTTTGCGGAATGAAACCGGTTTTGACGTGACCGGAATACAAATTGTAGCTAAAAGGAGAAACTAATAATGTTTTTGAGCAAATACGCGGAAGAATCTTTTTTAAACGTAATGCGCGGCGCGGTATTCAACGCTCCCACTCAGGTTTTTTGTGGGCTGTTTCTCACATCGCCCGGAGATATGGGAAATACCGGAACAGAGTTGTCATATCCGGGGTATCAGCGTATGCCGGTGACTTTCGCCAATCCCGCGCCGGTGGGTACGGGTATAGGAATAATCAACGATACCGAAATAGTGTTTCCGCAATCGCCAACAGCGGCGGGGACGGTCAGGTTTATCGGGATTTATGATAGCGTAACGGGAGGCAATATGTATCTTTATGGTCAATTGACTGAAGATTTGCCTATATCGGCTAATATAGCACCGGTGCTGTTAATCAGCGAAACGCTGTTTTTCAGCATAGGCGATTTAAGTACGGCATACAAGACCAGATTGTTCAATGTGGTAAGGGGTCAGACGCTGAGCGGAATTGAGCCGCACTGTGCGCTGTTTAACGGCGACCCGCAAACCGGGGGAGCAGAACTCGCGGGCAACAACTATGAGCGTATACCTCTGGTTTTTACCGCTCCGGCTAAAGAGCCGGGCGGTCACACGGTTATACGGAACATATCGAAAGTGAATTTCAACAGACCGACAACAAACTGGGGAACATGGTCATGGACTGCAATAACTGATTCGGCGGCGGGAGGACTTATCGTATGGAATCAGCAGATACCGGCGTCAATGCAGGTGAGAAGAGGATATATGCCGTTTGTTGAAGCGGGAGATATAACTGTCGGGGTGAACTGATATGTTCGGGGGTAGATTTTCTCTCACAGGATTTTCGCTTCGCGAGAGAATCGAAAAAGACTTGAGGATACAGGCAAACTTCACTGAAATAATCGGCGTTTTGATTTCGTCCGGTCAAAACATAGGAATACAGCACAATTTTAGGGAAGTCATAAACACTGAAACAACGCTTACGGCTGGTATAAGATTTGCCCACACATTCGGCGAAACTTTCGGTGCAGAGAACACAGCGGTGGCAAACTACCGTTTTTCGCATAGTTTCAGGGAAAATATATCAGCTGAAACATTCGCGGGCTGCGATATATCAATCAAAAAAGATTTTGAAGAGAGCATTGATATGCAAATCTTCGCCGGTATGAATATATCATATCATCACGACTTCGGCGAAAACATAAACGCCAATGTGTCCATGGGGGAAAATATATCTTTCGGGGCAAATTTCAGAGAGGGTATATTCGGGGTGTTGAACGCCGGTATAATCGACGAAGATATGCTTGTGATTGATGTGACGATACCGCCGGGGGGAGAACTTCGCATAGACAGCGAAAATTTTACAGTGACGCTAAACGGAGAAAGCATACTGCATCTGCATGAAGGCAGTTGGGTGAATATTTCGCGCAGTACCATTGATATAATTGCGTTGCCGGACGGAACGCTGAACGGGCAGCTGATATATTTGGAGAGATATTTATAATGATTGAAATATATGACAGAAACAGGAAGAAGCTTGCCGTGCTTGAAAACGCATTCAATATAAAAGAAAGCATACGTATAAACGCGGTAAGTTTTTTCGAGTTCGCACTTCCAGATACAGACCTAAAAAATGAATATTGCCAGAAATTTCATCTGATTAGATTTGACGGCGGTGAAATTTACCGTATAATAGGGGAAAAAGCAGAAGAAAGCGAAACAGGGTATATCACATACGAATGTGAACACGTCATAGCCCTTTTGATGAATACAGCCATCCCTGAATTTGATACAATCGGCGGACTGGGTATATTCACGGAGGATGTTATCAGGCATTATCTCGATATGCAGACAGAGAAACACTGGGTATTGCATGAATGTGATTTCAGGCGGCAATTTGAATACGGACTTGAAAAAGAAAATATATTGTCGGCTCTGTTCGCAGTCGCTAACCGTTTTGTTGATATGTATCAGTGGATATTTGATACGTCTGTATATCCGTACAGGGTATCATTGAAACAGTTTGATGAGAACCGCAACCCTGATTTTTATGTCAGGAGAGGTCATAACAGGCTCAGACTGTCAAGACAGTCTGACAGCAAATATCTGTGTACGCGGCTATATGCCTATGGAGCAGGAGAGGGGATAAACCAACTAACTATACGGAATGTCAACAACGGCGTAAATTATCTGCAATCGCTGCAGGAATATACAGACAGGTACGGTATAATAGAAACTGTGTGGACAGACAGGCGTTACACGGACGAACAGAGCTTGTTCGAAGCGGCTCTGGTGATGCTGAACGAACTGCAAGAACCATATATAGAATATGAAACGGAAGTCACAGGCAATCCTAAAATCGGCGATGTGGTACAGATAGTGGAGGGCTTGAAAAGTTATGTCGTGGAAGTAGAAAATAATTACGACGAAATTCCGCAGAAAACAATAAAAATAGCAAACAGACCCCGCGATATAGCGGGAACAATATCCGACCTTGCGGACAGACTGCGTATAGAATCGACATACTCGCAGGGCGCGACGCAGATATACGCCGACACCGTCGTCGACAATACGGACTCGGCGAACGCCGTGAATATACCGATGTTTATACCGAGCACGCTTATAAATATTAATTATATACTGTGCAAAATACGCCTGACGGCGTTCAGGGCATATACGCCGTCTGCGGTCAGCGCAGGAAATATGGCGCAGAGTACAACTACGGTGGGAAGCACAGCGCAGAGTACAAGCACTAACGGGAGTACGTCGGCGGCAACGTCGTCCGTTACGGGGAGTACGGGAACAGCGGGGGGAACTTCTGTGTCCACGTCGTCCAACGGCAGCACTACGGACGTTAGCGGAAATGCAAATACTTCAACTAATCTCGTAGGTGGAACCACTACAAATGTAAGTGGTTCAACTACGGGAAACACATTTTCCATTACGACCATGACGGCAAACGTGAACATAATGTACGGAACGGCGGTGGCTCATCACACGCACGGACTGGAAGGGTTTGTTACATCTCATCAGCATAACGTAGCCAGCCATGGTCATATGGTCAACAATCATTCACACAACGTAAATACATCTCATAACCACATGGTCAACGCACATTCGCATACCGTGAACACTTCGCACAGCCACAGCGTGAACAGTCACTCGCACACCGTGAATATATCACATTCGCACACGGTCAATATCCAGCATAGTCACACGGTGAACACGTCGCACACGCATGATCTTCCCATTGTGATAAGGACGGCGGGCAACGCGCAGGGTTTTGAGCTGTTCGTGAATGGGCAGTCTAAAGCGCATTTCAATTCGAGAGATGCCGAGATAGATATAACTGAATATTTATTGAGAGATGGACGCATACCCCGCGATACATGGCATACGATAGGCATACGCCCGTATGATTTGGCAAGAGTGGAATTAAGTTATAACGTGATGGGCTTCGTGCAGTCACGTTCAGGCAGATTACCTGTATAAAGGAGGAACAATGGAAATAACCAATAAAAACAAAATCTCTGAGAAACTAAAAATGTCCGACATACAAATAAAAAGCATAGATGGTATAGAATTTGACAAAATACTTGGATTTACGGCTGACACAAGCAAAACTACGTTAGGTTATCTGAAAAACGGCAAGGAACGCACATTAACGATAGAAAGTGAGGCGGTGGAAATTGAATTTAAAGCCAATGTATAATGGTATTCCGTTCTCTCCGCAGACGGAATTGGCAAGCGGGATAACCGCTGCGGCAACGACAATACCGGTGGTTGACATATCGGTATTTCCCGACGCGCCGAACTATGCCACAATAGGGTACGACGAAAACGCCGAAACGGTATTATATACCGACGTATCGGGAAACGCGCTTACCGGAGTGACAAGGGGCATTGAGGGTACAGCGAGGGTATGGGCAAGTGGAGAAGTGATAGGGCGGAATTTTACCAATGAGGACTACTCGAAACTGACGAATAATATAGAGGAAATAAGCAAAGAAGTAGTCCCTCCCAACGGCACAACAGCACAATATCTGCGCGGCGATAAAAGCTGGGCAGACTTTGGCACGTCCGCGAGAAGTACTGCGCTGACAGGGCTGACAGCGCAAAATGAGGCTATAACGGCGACAGACAGCGTGCTGGCTGCTATGGGCAAGGCGCAGGGGCAGATAGGCGCTAATCTGACGAGAAGTATAGAGTTTCTGGTAGATATAGAAATAACGACGCAGTCGGCAATACCCATGTTCAGCGTTCCCACGCCGGGTCTGCACTTAGTGTTTGACGTATACGCCACAAGACAAACAAACAGCAATACCGCGCTGTTCGGATTATTGGGTACGGCTGTATTTAAGTTTTTAACCGACGGAAATCCCACTGAGGAAATAATATTTCTGCCGAGTGCCTTGAATGTAAGGTACAGACATATCGGGTACCGTATAGAAAACAACCGATTATACGTATATCTGCTGACCAACAACGGACACAACAAAGTATCTGTAGAAATCCGCAGCGCGACCAGATATATTTCGGTAGCTGAACCGATACGCCGCGCAACGTTTTCGGAAATAACGGAGGAAGCGCATACCATACTGCCCTATACCGAGGACATTACGCGGATGACAAGTTTGAACGTGATTCCCCCCGACGGCACAACAGCACAATATCTGCGCGGGGACAAAAGCTGGGCAGACTTCGGCGCGTCTGCGAGAGGTACTGCTCTGACAGGGCTGACACCGCAAAATGAGGCTATAACGGCGGCAGACAGCGTGCTGGCGGCTATGGGTAAGGCACAGGGGCAGATAACACAGAGAGTACCTCTGATACCCACAGGGTCTGGTATAATGGATATAGGAAGCAGTGCAGTCAATTTTAGAAATATATATGCTAACAGGTATCTTGTGCGTCCCGAAGTTTTAGATTTAACTCACTTAGATTCAAATTTGGCATATCCCGTGCAATTTAATGAATATTTGGATATTTTTATATACAGACCGGCGGGGAGAGATATTTCAGGGTCAGCATCTTTATCATTATGGATTAAATGTATTGCATCGTACTATGGCGTAAGATCACCATATTATAAAATTATAAAGAATCAGTCAAGTTTTACTTATCCAAATGTACAAAAAATAATATCTCATTTTCAATATGGTAATATTTATATTTATCTTCAAGGCGGATATTCCTACTTGCTTTATAATAATACTACACACAGTCATATTAGCCCATTAATTATTACATCGCCTATTACACTACCATTCGTTGGTGACACCATTATAGAACCTGAACCTATAACTAATCCAATCAAAAATGGTGTATATCAAGGTATATCAGGCAATATACATCTTAGCGGATTTCGTACCAGTGGGTTTTTTCGACCAAAAGTATCTTGGATGAGCGGCAGCTACACAGGCGCATTGAACGAGTTTATATTCGCGCAAATAAACGCCGTAGGCGCGTACCGCGTAACCGCCGTAACAAGCGGCACAAACGGTATCGGCGTATTCTCGTGGGAAATATACAACGGCAGCAACGTCACCAATGCACGCATATTAAACAGTGCGGGTACATTGAACCAGCCGTCAAACGTCACGCTGCACTGGTGCAGAATAACAGCGGCGAACATTATGCTGAAAGTTACGGCGAGCAATCCCAATATAGGCGTAGCTACAAACAGCATGGAAGTGGTAGTAGAACCTCTGGATAATAAAACCAGTGATGCGCATATTGTACTCAATCCCACCGATACACCCACAACGTGGGTAGATATTACTGAAGAGATAGCCACAGATGACGGCGTGTGGCACGACATGGTGCTGCAGAATGGGGCAACGGCACAGTTTGCGCGATACAGAAAAATTGGCAACATTGTTTTTGTAAATGCGAGAATATATACGACTGAATTTGGCAGAACTATTTTTTCCGTTTTGCCGGCACAATTTAGACCGTCTGAGGTTGTATACGGGCTTACACTGCCGTTTCAAGGGGCTGCGACAAATCCTTCCACTATAAGGCATTTTTCCATAGGTACAACTGGCAGTTTAGCTTTAGAAGATACACCAAATTCGGCTGCACCGCCAAGTACAGGATATTATATAAACTTTTCATTCATAGCAGACGCATAAGGAGGGGAAAATAATTTATGAACCAATACTACAGATTTGACAAGAACGGTTACTATATTGAGCCGGTTATATCCGAAGGCTTTTACAAGGAAGTACCGCGAATGGAAATGGTAACTGAAACGGAAATGGTTATGGAAATGCAGACAACCACGGAAATACAAACAGTCATGGAATTTCAAACTGTCACTCATATCAATGAAGACGGTGAAGAAGTAGAAACAGAGATTGAAGTGCCGGTAGAGAAAGAAGTCGAAATTGAAATTGAAGTGCCTGTCGAAAGAGAGTTTGAAGTCGAGAGAGAAGTAATAGATATGTTCCCTTATCTGCCGGACGATATAACCGATATAAGACCGCCGGACGGGTTATACCGCGCTAAATTCGACAAGAAGAAACAGAAATGGACGGAAGCGGGGTCGCCGCCCGAACCGGATATTGAACAAGCAAAAAATCAGGCAATATTGCGGACAAAACAGTGGGTTGCGGCTGAACTTGAAATCCCCATGAAATGGACTGACGGCAAATATTATAGCGTGACGCTTGAAAAACAAAATTTATTATCTGCTCAACTCGGTATGTACATGATGAACGCGCAGACAGGGCAGCCGATTACACTTCAATGGAACGCAACCGGCGAACCTTGCGAACTGTGGGAGTTTGAAGATTTACTTGCACTTGCCAACGATATAAAGGCATATGTAACACCGATAGTAATGAAACAGCAAAAGGGAGAAATACAAATCAAAGAGGCTGAAACATACGATGAAATTATTGAAATTTTGGGAAACTTTGCGTAGATATGCGATACTGATGACTGTCGGTGGCGCGGTATATTATTTCATAGAATTGCTGTGGCGCGGCTACAGTCATATCTCAATGGTATTGGTCGGCGGTATTTGTTTTGTCCTTATAGGGCTGATAAATCAACAGTACGAGTGGGATATGTGCCTAACTTCACAAATGGTACTGGCTGGGCTTATAATTACAGGCGTTGAATTAATAGCGGGGCTGATACTCAACGTGTGGCTGAAACTCGATATATGGGATTACAGCGATGTACCGTATAACTTTATGGGGCAGATATGCCTGTCATATATGATGTTGTGGCAATGGTTGAGCGTAGTCGGAATACTGCTTGATGACTTCGTTAGGTGGCTTATATTCGGAGAAGAAAAACCGAGATATAAATTAATTTGAAAGGAAGTGATAAGATGAGCAAAACAATAATTTTTGACGCTGGGCACGGCAAAAACACCCCCGGAAAACGCACCCCGAACGGCGCAGTCGGCGTAGTCAACGAATGGACTTTAAACGACATGGTATGCCGATACATTGCGGGATATTTAGCCGATTATGACGTTAAAGTGCTGCGCTGCGACGATATAAAGGGCGTTGTTGATACGCCGCTCACAGACCGCACGAACACTATCAACTTAAACAATCCCGATTTGGCAATAAGCATACATCACAACGCCAATACCGGCGCATGGGGAGAATGGACGGGAGTTGAGGTATACTCGCACCCGAACAAGCCTAAACGCGATGCGGATTTGGCGACGTTGTTCGTTGATGAAATGGCAAAAGTCACAGGCTTACGCAACCGCGGGGCAAAACAACAAAATTTTCACATGGTACGCGAAACGAAGCCTACTATACCGACTGCGCTCTGCGAGGGTGGCTTCATGGATTCTACTGTTGATTACCCTGTCATAACATCTGAAAAAGGGCAGCGGGCATATGCTCAAGCTGTGGCAAACGTGTGTGTGTCATATCTGAATCTGCAAAAAAAGGCGGCGAATACACAAAATCTAACCCCGATTACAGGCAAATCAACAGCGACAGCCGCGCAAATGGAAGCATACCTCAGGCGGGTCAACCCGAACGCAACACAGGCTATCTTCAGCCTGATACCGATATATCTATCAGAGGGAGCGGCTGAAAACATACGCGGAGATATAGCGTTTGCACAGTCGCTGATTGAAACGGGCAATTTCACTTTTTCAGGCGGCACGGCGGTCATATTAAGTCAGAATAATTTCTGTGGAATGTCTGTTACGTCAATGGGAGTTAAAGGCAACAGCTACAAAACACCTAAGGACGGAATATTGGCTCAGATACAGCACCTGAAAGCGTATGCAAACACAGAGCCGCTGAAAACCGCGATTGTCGTGCCGACGGTAGGCGAGAGCCGGTTCAAGTTTGTCGAACGCGGCGTTTCGCCGTATGTCGAATGGCTGGGTCAGCAGGAAAACCCCAGCGGCAAAGGTTGGGCTGCAGGTAAAGATTACGGCGCGAAAATACTAAATATTTTAAGGAGTATATTAAATATGAGTACAACACAACCGCAAAACATAACGGCTGCGCTCGGCACGACGAAATATATCGTAGACGGCAAGGCATTTCCGCGTGACGGGATTTTGTACAAAGGCGAGCTATATTTGCCCGCAGCAGAGATATTTCGCTTCATGGGAATGACTGCGACATGGGACGGCAAAACTGATACGACTACCGTTACAACGAAGAAATAAGGGCGGTGAATATGTATGAAATGGGACTGGCATAGATTCGCGGTGAAGATGACAAGTCGGAAATTCTGGCTGTCGGTTGTAGGGTTTGTCACACCGCTGCTGATATTTTTGAATGTAGAGATGTCGACTGTCGAGAGTGTGTCTACGCTGATTATGTCGTTTGGTACGTTGGTCGCGTATATAATCGGCGAGGGATTTGCAGACGGAAAAAAAGATAAAGAAGATTAAACAAAAATTAAATGTCGGGGGTGGACGACTACAATATGGAGAATATGATAGGTGTGGAATTAATAACAGGGATTATTGCGTCAATTATATCAGGCGCGGCATTGACAGCTTTGGTATGGTATATAAAAAAACAAAATAAGACAAATAAAGACGCTAAAGACAGGCAAATCGCTACTGAAAAAGGCGTAAAAGCTTTATTGCGTGACAGGATTATTCAGTTATATAATTTTTATAGTGATAAAGGCTGTATGCCGATATATGCACGGGAAAACGCCGAAAGTTTGTTTACTGAATATATGGCTTTAGGCGGGAATGGTGTTGTTAAAGGTTTGATTGATAAATTAATGCACTTGCCTGTCGATAATCCGACAGACCCTGACAAAGAAGACAGAAGTGTCGTAAATAATTAAAGGGATTAATATGGATATTGTTTTGGTTGCTGCAAGTATTATACTTGAAACGGCTTTTTTATTTATTGCGCTAAAGTCAATGAAAAAAGAACGTATAAATAATATTTTCTTGTTTTTGGGAATTATTATAGCGACTATTTCAAGCGGTATATTAGCAGGAAGTGTATTTAGATATCTGTTGGTTATTATATTGCTTTTCTCATTAGTGAAAATATTATACAAAGATAAAGCAAGATTTTATGATATTTTTGCTATAAATATAATTTTAATAATAAAAGGCTCTATTGAAATTATTATTTTTATATTTATCTTTAAAGATGTAAATATTATAAATCCAATAAATATGTTTTTTATAAGTTTGTTTATTTTTTTGATTCCATTGATAGGAAATAAATCACTTAAATTTTTATATCAAAAGATAGTTTTTTTATGGAATAAAGGCGAATCTTTTTATTTAAGATATGTTTTATGCGTTTTAATAAATATTGCAATAATATTTTATTATTATATTATGGTTGAGTATATGAAAGGAGTAATTTAATTATGCCGTGGAAAATTTTCTTTTTTGGCGATTTAGTAGATTTTGTGAAAAATTACGTCAGGTAAACTTATGAACAATTTAAACTTAAAGCAAAAAGTTATGGTGTGGGTACTTGGATTCTCTTGTTTGAGTTCAATATTCATTATGGGATTGGTACTAAATGCGTTAATTTATTTAGTTATTTTATTTGGCGTATTCGCTTTAACCAATACTATAATAGAAATTATGGGCAAAAAAAACCACGCGCCCACATACCGCAAAATTCCAGCTTTCATTATGTGCTACTTCTCGTCTTGTTTTATGCTCTTAATGTGTATTGTTGTTATAAAAATAACTGTTCAATCAATACCTGAATGGCAAGCGATTATTCTCGGAATAATAATTATCGCTTTTTCATGTTTTGGTGTGAGCGGAGTATTTTACTGGAAACCGAAAAATGAACCAAGCAAATATCAAAAAGAGAAAGACTATATAAAATATAATCCGATATGTCCGCAATTATTAGTATATGAAAATTTGTTGAAGTCCGAAGACGGTCAAAAGTATCTCGTTTATAAATATCTTTTTAAAGAATGTATAACATGGGATAAAGCAGCAGAACTGCTTGATATGGAAACTAAACGAATTTTGCCTATAGCCGATACTGTGGCTTTTGGACTAAGAGTAGCTTGCAAAATTTAATAATTAATAAAAGCTTTGCCAAATGGCAAAGCTTTTATTTTTTTGTAAATTTTTTCTCTACCCATGGCTGACAATTATTTTTTATATTTGATACACTATATTTATAAATTGAGCGAACAGCGCGGTTTTGAGATATTCACCCATATTTGATTACCGCGCTTTAAAAAAAGGTGAAAAATATGAATTATGGATATTATGAACCAAGTTATCAGAATATTCTGAATAATCGTATGCGCGAAGCGCAAGAAATTGCAAGGAGAGAATACGACGATTTATTGCGTCAGAACCAACAGTCAAGACAAAATCAGCAATATAATGTCCCCCAATACAACCAATCACAATCACCGCAGCAGACCGTGAATAACGCCCAATATTATCAATCTGTTCAATCAAATAATAACGCTTTAATAGTATCGGCTAAAGACAAATTAGAAGCTGACAATTATTCAATCAAAGACCGCGATGGCGATGATATAGTTTTTATAAATTCAAACACAGGCGAAATATATCATAAATGGTTAAATGAGGGTAATGGTAAATGGACAGTTGATATTTACAAAAAAACAGAAATCAATGGCGAAGAAACTGAAAACGCAATAGACAATGAAAAAACTGACACAAGAATAGATAATATTCTTGGGAGTGTTTCATACTTGGTAGACGAAATTAACAAAATCAAAACTGCAATAGACGGACTTCCCAAAGAATTTATAATTGACGTAAATTCAAAAAATCCCACAAATAAAACAAAAACAAAGTCTAAAAATGATGACGAAGATACGGAGGAGTAAATTATGTTCGGTCCAATAAAAGAGTTTGTAAAATTCATTACAAGTTTGAAAGGAATTTGGAATACCGTTAAATCGTCTGTGACAGAATCAACGTCCCCCTTGGGGATTACACAGATTATTGAAAGAAATATTGACCCGAAATGGGCAGATACTTTGCGCCGTGATGAACGGTGGAACGATATAAAAAATTGCGGTAGTCTTGAAGAAGTTAAAGGGAAAGCATTAGGATTTGCCAAAACATCAGGTATTCCAATATTCGATGGTAAATCCGAACAAGAAATTGAGGAGTATGCCTTTGATATGGGGAAATCGCTCGGTTTCTTGGATTAGTTTTGTCATACAACCATTCGCGCGGTGGTTTTATGAATATATCGATGTATTTATAAATAAATCAGAAAGGAATTAAATATTATGACATCAGCAAACGCACTTGGATATGGCAGTCCTATCATGGTCAAAGATTATCATCCCCATGATGACGGAAAACATCACTCGTCCCATATGGCGATGATGATGATAATAGCAATAATTTTTATAATTTTTATAATATTCGCAATAATCATCTTCGCGGCTATGTTTAGACGGCGTGAACACGATGGAGTAGGTATGGAAGCTATTACTCCAATTATAGCGGCAACAGCGGCAAGAGGATTGGGAGATGGCGGTTACGGTCATGGGGCTAAAAATTATGAGTGGGATAACCACAGAGATATGAGCAAGTATTTCTATGACCAGCGAGCCGAAAATGACAAATACTTCTATGAACAGCAAAAAACAACACTTCTTGGCTTTAAAGACAATGAAATTCAAGGGTTGAAGAACACAGCGGAAATAAACGCTAACATCAGCAAAATGAGAGAAGAATTCAAAGAGGATAAACTCCGCGAACAGGGCAATAGAATTAATCATCTCGAAACTGTTATGGCGATAAGGGGCTTGGGTCTTGTACCGTCTTTTAATCCGCAATTCAACGCGCCTCATGGCGCATACGGTTACACATCATAAAATTTTGTTTGTTGTCTTGTATTAGCGGACGGAATACAAGATTAACATAAACCGCTGGACTTCGTTGAATGTCTGCCATGGCATAGTATACAGTCGTTTAGCGGTATCTCCGGCGGTATAATTTTATTATATTTAAAGGAGAAAATTATGTATTCAGTAAACACTTATAATCATGTCGATTTTGGTTATGCAAGTTATGGTTACGATGGAAGACGCGGCTGCGGTTGTCATGGCGAGTGCAAATGCGAACGCAAAAACTTTTATTATTTTCCCAGACCGATAAACAAAGACCAGAAAAGGCTTGACACCACGCAGCTCACTATTCACACAGACGAGGTTGTCAGAAAAGTATGTTTAAAACAGCCGTGTGAATGCTGCCCGCCTGAACACGCAGTATTTAAAGATGAGAAAAAATCTTTTATTATTTCGGCGGCAACAAACTGCTTAGAACCTAACACATACTATACGCTTCAAATCGACAGAGAAACGCCGTTTGACGCTTACGGTCTTGACACTTATATAAATGTCGAACCGTGCGGATTTTTCAGAGGTGAAGTCGGCTTGAATTATACAAAATTAGAACACAGAGGCAGAGTAGGCAATTTAATAACCGGCGAACATGAAAACCTCGAAACCCTCGGCGTTAATGGCGGAGAATTGGGCGAATTAGGTTACGGAGAAGAAGAATTTGAAGAAGGCTACGTCGGAAACGGACCTATCCCGAAAGACCCTGCATATCCGGCGCAGAATTATGTCGGCTGTGGTTACAGACGCAATAACGGCGTACTTGTACCAGTTGTGTTGGATTTGCATGGAAATATAGCGAACGGCAAAAATTTCAGCACAGGCAGATTCACAGTACCGGGCGTTGGCAGACCTTATAACAATAGGTTCGTATTATATTACAATAATACAGGACGTTTTGTACTTTGCCGCGATTTCAGAAGACGCAGTGATTATGCTTAAAATTTAAAGTTGAAAATCATAATTGCACAAGGGCGGCTTAACCGCCGCCCTGATTTTTTATAAATCAATCAAATCAGGGGGAATGCGGTTTTTCCATCTAAATAAAAAATAATTTAAAACAGGAGTGATTAATATGTTAAACTTGCCTCAAAAACCTCACACTTGTGAAATGTCAGATTGCTATAAATGCTCAGTATTCAACAAAGCGGTCAATAGAGTAATCAAACCCGCGATTGACGCACTAAAAGAGGCTGTCAAAACATTATCTGGTAGAGTGACCGACCTTGAAGAAGAAGTCAGCGAAATAACTACAACGGCGTTAGCCGGAATCCAAGCTAAATTAACAACGACAACGACCATTGACCCAACAACGATATTTATTCCATTACCGACTGTCGTTACAAATAACAGTGATAACATGATGATTGCACTGAATGTTGGGCAAATCACAGTGTGTGTTACTGGAACGTATTTAATTAGTTGGATAATTCAGTCTGACGACGATGCGTCTACCGCGCTTACTATTAATGGAAATCTTTCAACACAAGCTCCGATTGGTTCAAGTTTGCTCACGTTAGAGGTGGGAAATATTGTTGCGTTAGGAAATTTAGGCACAACGGCAATTGACGTAACTTTTGCACAATTATTTGTTGCAGAGTTAGCTTAAGAAATTAACGAAAGGAAGAGGGAATTATGAAACAGCATGACGCAAGATTTTATTGGGAAAAACATGAAATAGTCAAAGAGCAATGGGATAAGGCAATTGAATGTCTTTACGAAAATTCAAGTCCGTTATTTGTCGGAGAACTTAATGAAATTTATGAATTAATGAAAAATCTGGAATGTTGCGCCAAAGAACATGAACATCATGATAAGGGCGATGAACACGAAAGACAAATGAGAACGTCCGACGCATATTCTGATACGGCTGATAATCCGAGAAGACATAGCGCAAGAAGCTAATAAATAAAGCAGGAGGGTAAAATGTCGTTCGATAAAAATGCTTGCATTAAAGAAATACAAGACACAGTGGACTCTTTGACAATCTTTGAAACATTCGCTAATACGGCATTTCTTGACGCTCAGGATTTAGGGCTGCATGGGTTTAAAAGGCAGTCAAGATTAGCCGATACGAATTACGGAAATATCAGAAAATATCTGCAATCAGAAATCCGGGATATATTCGGGGTAAAAATACTGCCTAAGACTGCCGGTACTTCTTTTTCATATAAAGGCGGTATAGAGGGGTTTTTAGAAGCGTACAGCGAGGAATTATGGTGTGTATATACAACGTTACATACGCACGCCAATAGGCTTGTATCACCCTTTTTAATGCGTCATTTAGCGAAGCCGTTGTACGAACAGGCAGAAAAAATAAAACGCGAGTATGTTGAAACGTGCCGCGAATTGGAACGTTGGGAATTAGTCAAAGAGCATGGCACGCCACTCCACGATTTGTATCGCGTCCAAAACACCGCAGAAACAGTACATGATGAAACAGAATCACTCGAAAATGATACAGGTTATGATTTTTGAAAGGCGGCGTTAAAATAAAATGGAAGAAAGTCGTTGCGAGATAATTCACTCGGATTACAAAAAAATAATAGAACGTATCACCGCCGAAGAGTATAACGCAGAGTTATACCAGGAAGCGGCGAATGCAAGCGCGGTGTTGTTGGGACTGCTTCAGATAGAAAATATTTATCCTGAAAAATGGGGAATTGAAAAATCTGATGAACAAGAGATATTAATTAAATCGACACAAACGGACGTAAACACTCTGATAGAATTTCTCGGCGATGAGATTTCAGACAGCGAAAAATATCTGCGTAAATATATCGAAACCAAAGATATTATGTACAAAACACTGTCAAAAGAAGAATTGCATCACGCCCAGATGCTTTTGACGCAATTAAAAGCAAAATCGCTTGATGCCAATATTAAAAACAAACTACAGGATTATACATTGAAATATAATCAGCTTATTTCCAAATTGCAAGATTAGTTTTCACCCAATATCTTTTCAATATTTTTTCAAGTCCCGCAGCTTACCCCTTGAAATTTACCTTTTTTTATGATATAATATATCAATCGGAAATTTTATTAATGCAGACGTAAACGGAGCATTGCAAATTATTAAAAAAGTATTCCCAAAGGCTAAAACTGATGGGATATGGGCTTACGGTCAGCCTGTGCGAGTAAATGTTGTTTGAATAGCGACATTGACGTACAAAGATTTTAATGAAATTTTTAATATTTTTTATCAATTTTATTAAAAATCAGACCGTAAAATAATTTTAAAACTACATAAGAATGCGCCTTACGCTAACCGGCAAAGTGAAACGTAAGACGCAAAAACCTATGAAAAATAAAGAGTATTTTTTCTAATTATTATTATATCATACTTCTTTTTATTTTTCAAGGGGTTTTTAAAAATTCTTATGAAAAAGAAAAGGAGATTTTTTATGAAGAAAAATAATACGGACGAAAAAAGACAAAGCGAAATAATCAGAGTACAGAAAAATCGTAATTTTGCGATAATTGACAAGGGATTTGGTGAAGATAGTCGCCTGTCGTGCAAGGCAAAAGGCATTTTAGTATATATTTTGGGCAAGCCCGATAACTGGAAAGTCATTGTTAAAGACATAATTAATAATTGTGCAGACGGAAAAAGCGCAATTTATAGCGGATTGCGAGAACTCAAAAAATACGGCTACTATAAAAAAGACCCTGTTAGAGATGAAAAGGGGCAAATTATATATTGGGAAAGCGTGGTTTATGAGTGTCCTATAGCCGAGCCACCACCCAAACAGGAGAAACCCAAGGTGCAAAAAAAGAGCGAGAAAAGCCCCATTTCTCCACTTCTTACCGATTTTCCACATCTGGATAATCAAGATATTGATAACTATGATATTGAAAATCAGGAGCATAATAATATCTATCTAAATCAAAATGAATTAGAACAAGATTGTATATCTATCAATCAGCAGAGCGAACCTGAAAC